CGCCATCTGGGCCGCAGGCCAGTGGACCCTGCCCCCGCCCCCCGTCGCCACCGCCGAAGCCCACCTCACCGCCAGCGGCTACAGCCCCCTCCGCCTCCTCACCTGCCTCGACCTCGAAGGCAAACTTTGGAAGGCAAACGCCACCAGCCCAAAACTCGCCGCCGTCCGCCAGTGGCTCGACAACCTCACCCTCGCCGCCGCCGCCAACCCCGACGAAGCCCGCCCCGACTGGCCCGCCGCCCCCTTCGCGTTCGACGCCGTCCTCGCCGAAGCCCTGTCAATCCTCACCGCCCCATGACGAAGCACCTGCCCATCCTCGCCGCCTGTCTCCTGCTCGCCGCGTGCGCCACCAAGCCCCCCGCGCCCGAGCCGGAGTTCGCGTCGAAATACGGCAACGCCTGCCTCCCCGAAGCCGCCGCCATGGCCCAAAGCCTCCGCGCCCACGGCATCACCGCCAAAGTCCTCGGCATCTACACGCCGAAATGGGGCCACGCCGTCACCGTTTACATGTATCCCCCCGGCCAAAACAAAATGTGGGCGTGGGACAGCTACTGGAAATCCCTCCGCGTCCGCGCCTGGGCCGACGACGCCGACTCCACCGCCCGCGCCTGGCTCACCCACACCCACCCCGGCACCCCGCTCACCCGAGCCGAGTTTTTAGAATGAACGCCACCATGACACCCGACTCCGCCCTCAACCTCGTCAACCACGCCGCCCAGCAATCCGCCACCTGGCACCTCATCGCCTTGGTCCTGATCGGCATTTTATTTGTCGTCGCCATTTTCCGGTGGTTCACCCGCCGCATGGAACTCCTCGAAGGAAAGATGGACACCCAAAGCAGCGAATTCATCTCCCACCTAAAAACCGCGAACAGGGAGATGCTCGAAGTCATCCACGCCAACCAACAGACAACCAACCGCGCCATCGCCGTCATGGACCGCCTGGAGCACAAGCTCGACACCTACAAACACACACCATGAAAAATACCCTCATCAAAATTCTAGTGCGCTTGACCGGCGCGTCAAAACAACTCCTCGAACTCATCCTCCCCATCCTCCGCGACAGCGGCGCGCAACTTCTCGCCAGCCTCGCGCCCCTCGCCGTGGAAGTCGTGAAAAGCCTCGCCGACTCCCCACATTCAGGCGCACAAAAACGCGAAGCCGCTCTGCGCGAAATCCAAACGAGAGCCGTCAACGCTGGCATCAGGGCATCCACCTCCGCCGCAAATCTGGCCATCGAGTTGGCTGTTCAAAATCTCAAGTCCAAATGAGCGAACTCGAATCCAAGCCCTGGTGGATGAGCCGCACGATCATCGGTGCCGCCGCCGTCTTCCTCGGCATGGCCCTCCGCGCGTCCGGCATCGACATCCTCAACGAAGAACTCACCGCGATCCTCACCATCCTCCTCGAAGCCGGAGGCGCAACCCTCGCCGTCTATGGCCGCGTCAAAGCCCGCAAAGCCATCCGCCGCACCAAGCCCGGCGGAGCCTACAACCCAAACGCCGAAGTCCGCCGAGCTAGAAAACCATGACACCCGCAAAACTCACCGCCGCGCTTTTGCTCGCCCTCTACCTCGGCGCGGGCGTGTGTTTTGCAACCGTTCCGTGGGGCCAACCTACCCCGCTCGCCAAATGGGCCGAACCCATCAAACGCGACGACCCGCGCCCCTTCTGGCTCCGCCTGCTCACAAGCATCCGCTACGATTTCTACCATCGGGACATTCGCGGCGGCGCAACCTTCTAATGCCAAACCCAACCCACAGCCTAGCCGTCCTCGTCGCCTTGAGCGGCATCTTCCTATGGCTGGCATTCGTGTTTAACCGATGAGCGCCCGCATCAGCACAGCCGAAGACCGTAGGAAAATGATGGACTTCATCGTGAGCGTCGAAGCCCGCCGCGACAAAATGGGCCGCCTGCGCGTCTACAAACTCCCCGCAGCGGACGGCGGCGGAAGTTTTGAAGTGGCCGGAATAAACGACCGCTTCCACCCCGAGGCCGCGTCCAAACTCCGCGACCTCATCGCCGCCAACCGCCAGGGCCACGCCGAGAGCTACATCCGGTCCTACTTGCTAGACTACACCGCCATCGTCACCCGCTGGACCACGCACCCCGCCATCGAAGCCTATCTGCGCGACAGCGCCTTCAACAGGGGGCCGAAGGGGGCGCTCCGCATTTTGCAACTCGCCCTCCGCGTGCCTGACGACGGAAAATGGGGACCAAAAACCAAAGCCGCCCTCACCGCCGCCCTCAAACAACCTGGCACCCTCCTCCAAAACCTCCGCACCGCCCGCGAAAGCTACGAAATCCGAGTCGCTCCGCCAGTCGGCGCACGCCAAAAATTCTGGCCCGGCCTCGTCAACCGCTGGGATAAAGCCCTCTCATTCGCGGAAACACTTCTATGAGTCAAATCGTCGGCCATTACGCCTCACATCCGAACACACTACCCGCGCTGGCGGTTCCAGATGAAAGCCGAAAACACTATGAGCAAGCCCTCCGGCAAATCCTCAAAGCCCGGCAAATCAGCCACGCAAAAGCGATCGCGAAAGAAGCCCTTGCCGGAGCTGCAGATCTCCTACCGCAAACTCGGTAAAGAAAAAGCCCGTGGCCAATACATCGAAAAATTCAACCTCATCGAGATCGACGAGCGCCTCACCGGCGAAGAGCACCTCGAAGTCCTCATCCACGAGGGTCTCCACGCCCTGCAGCCCCATCACGATGAGACCACTGTCGCCCGCGACGCCATGAACCTCGCCCACATTCTCTGGATAGACGGCTACCGCCGCACACTATGAAAAACAAACCCAAGCCCATCGGAGCCGTCGTCGTCTCCGATCTCCACTGCGGTTCCAATGTCGCCCTGTGGCCCCCCGACGGAGAGACCGAACTCGGGAACACCGTATCCTTTGGTAAAAACCACCACCAGAGGTGGCTCTGGGATGTCTGGCAGAATGTCATCGAGACCGCCAAAGCCCACTTTGGCAAAGACCCCTGGGTGCTTATCTGCAACGGCGATCTCCAGGAAGGCTCCCACCACCACAGCAAGGAAGTCGTCGCCGCCGAAGAGGCCGACCACGCCGCAGCCGCCGTCCGCTGCCTGCGCCCGCTCGCCGCCGCCGCCTCCGAGACCTATGTCGTGCGCGGCACCGAGTGCCATGTGAAGAATTTTGAAAAATACATCGCCGCCGAACTCGGCGCGAAATTCTCCGGCGACGCCCTGCTCCTCGAAATCCACGGCACCCTCGTGGACGCCAAACACCACATGCCCACGAGCAGCCGCGCCTACCTGGAGGCGGGGTCCCTTTCCATCGTCATGGGCAACGCCCGGCTCAACTACACCCGCTGCGGCCACCGCGTTCCCAAGGTCTTCCTGCGCGGCCACCGCCATGTCGGAGGCTACTACAGCGACGGCTCCGGCCTCATCGCCGTCACCGGGGCGTTCCAACTTCTCACCCGCTACGGCAAGAAAGTCGTAGGCGAAAGCCTCTGCCGCCCCGCATTCGCCATTCTCGATTGGCGAGGATTGCCTAAAAACTCCGTCCCCTCCGTCACACTTCCGACCTATGACCCGAACGAAGAAAAAATCCTCGTCGCCTGAGCCATCCGTCGTCGACGCCGCCTGGGCCGCATTCTTCGAGAAATCCGCCGTCGAAGACCCGAACGAACTCCGAAAGCAAGGTTGGCGATCGGCCTACGACTTGATGCAGTCCACCAACGAAAGTCGCGCAGTCATCACCCGCCGTTTGGACGCGGACCCGAATTTCGAACGAAAGGCGTTCCGCATCTTCCACCGGGGTAGAATCCGCGAACTGATTTTCTTCCGACCCAAACTCAAGGGTTGAATATCCTAGTAACATACCTTAAAGTCCCACGATCCGTATGGCCGCCATGAATCCCAGTCCCACCAAGCCCGTAGTCCGCTTCCCCACCGCATTGCTTGAGGACAAGGAACTTGTCACAATCCACGACTCCCGGCTGCCCGATTACAAAGCCCTCGAATACGGCGCGCCCTATCCGGACCAAAATAAATTCCCCGGCCTCAAGCTCATTTTCCAAGAGCCGCTTGAGGACGACCGCATGGTCCGCCGCGTCTGGGCCGGAGACC